GACGTAGCACAAGAGAACCCCAAACATGTCCTCGCAGGCCAAGGCAAGTCGATTTCGCAGATCATCAAAATTTGCAACTCGATTGGCATGGCATCTGAACAAGCAGAATTGGAAAACAAGGGAAAGATTCCTATCATTCCGAAGTGTGTTGTTGCATCTACGAACACAAAGAATTTGCACGCACATTTTGCTGTTTCAGAACCGGCTGCAATTGCTCGAAGGTTTCCTATCGTAATTACTCCACGCCTGAAAGAAGGTTTTAAGAGTGAACGAGGAACTTTCAAAAACTCCGGTCGTGTCGAACACGACGCTTGGGATTATCGTGTAGAGAAAGTTGTCTTGCACGTCGAAGGAGAAAGTGTAAACCACACCTATGAACCTTTCGAGAACCCAGCGATCAAAGGAGATTTTGACCATCTGTCAGCGTCGGCTATGTTTGATATCTTACGAGATGAGATTGTTAGACATGAGAAAGCAAATGACATTCAGATGGAGAGTATGCAGTCTTCAGAGCTTGATGAGCTCTGCCCCGGTTGTTTAGTTCCCAGAGCGCACTGTAAGTGTCCAAAAGACCTTGTTGCTACTGCTCTCCTCCAGGAGAAAGTAGAATATTGGTTCGCGGATAAGATTGTGCGTTTGATGGTAGCTTGGCATTACAACATCGGTTATTACCCAAGTTGGTGTATTTGGGGGCTCCAGAGATGGGCTCCTAACTGCGCTTACAAGGTTTTCAAGGCTATTCACAGTAGTCAGTTGCCGAAAAAGTTTGCCAGGTTGAGCACACAGATTCTCGGTTTAACCGCCGTTGTCTCTGTTGCAGGACTAGCATGGTTTGTGAAATCCAATTTCTTCACAGAAGAGAAGGAAGAAGAGGAATACACAGGCCAATCGGGAGTCTGGTACCGTCCAGGCGAAAAGGACAAGATACCCCAGAAAAGCATCAACGATTCAGGAGAACAGCTTACCAGGACTTTGGAATCCTCAATGATGAGGATTGCCATTGCCCCTGAAGGAGAAGCAACTCGTGAACTTGTGGCCTTTAATTTGGGAGACGGCAATATCGTCACTACGGCGCATGCTATCTCAGATAATGGCACAGTTTTCGTTGTCCGCTTATCGTACGGTCCACGTACAGGCGGAGTATGTCCCCAACTCACGTTCAAACTCCATAGAAGTCAAATGAACTTCATAGGGAATGATTTAGTCGTACTCAGTACTGGCTACTCCATTCCCCGCAAAGATTTGCGGGAGTTTCTCCCAGAAGAACCGTGTAAAGATAAGTACGCAGAAATGCGGATACTTACTCGTACATCGGAGGGAGGAATGGTCATCTCAAAGGCAGTAAAATGGCACGGATATGAAGAAGTGTCGTATGCTGACCACTATGGCCGACGTATTTTGTTGGAGGCACTCATGTTCGAGCGTAGTATTCCAACTTCCAAAGGAGATTGTGGAAGTTTGGTAATCGCTCGTTCTGGGAAGGGTTGGTTCGTGCATTCCGTGATAGTGGCAGCTTCCAAGAGTAGCCCCACTGAAACGGCAGCAGTGCCAATCGGCAAGAACATGTTCAATGTTCCGCGTATTAGCCAACCTTTGGAGTCACACAATTACTTCAAGGATGGCAATGGCTCAAGCGGAGAATTGCAACCTATTCATGACCGCAGCTTTCTGAATTTTGTAGAAGGCCAAGGTGAAGTTTTGGGTGC